TGGTGCGAGTGAAAAATGTAAGAAAGGGTACTTCAAGGTGATGATGTTTGTCTCTCCTGGGAGACCCACAAATTATATTCGCCAAGGTGATTTCCACTTTTACAAACAGCACAATGTGGTTGAGTATCGAATCAAGATTGGGGATACTATCGCTTCAGTCGCGAAGTTCTTTAAGATTCCTGATTCGCGGATAAAGAGGGCTGGTCCATTTAAAATTGGTACACGTATCATATTCAAGGCTAACGTATTCAGTCACAAGCGTGGGTGGGCGACTGGACCACTTCTGACTGATGCGAAAGGTAAGGCGATCATAGATCCTCGCAAGGCTTCTAGGAACTACCCAGGTCTAAACTACGAGAGATATTGTAGTTCATTCTGTGTTAAGAACCGAGGGATCAAAGTCGGAAAGACTCATCCCAAGGTCCGAAAGAATACTGTCCAGGTCTAATGTTTCCTCCACATCGAAGGTTATATCAAACATATCCATCACATTCAAAATCGATTCCTCATTCAAGGACACAGAGTTCGCAGCTGCTGTGTAATTGTTCTGAATCGACACGACGATCTTAAATTGAGATCCATCAATTACTTTTCTACATGTAGGGCACGTATTCTTACCTTTATCTTTCCATCCCTGTAGACAATGGGAATGAAATATATGTCCACACCTGGTCGGGGTATTGTTACGTGTTGACCTGACCTCACTGAGACATATGGCACATGTCGCCATTCTATAGGAAGGTTCTAAAGTTTTTATCGTGATTTAGCTCATTTAATATATATCGGAAGCGTTAACAAGAGGCTTGTCACATGTGTTGCAGTTATCCTTCCCCTGTTCCCCCTGTATCTGAGACATGAGGGCGGGACCCTGCTTCTGCAGAAGCTGTCTGTACGAATAGTTGTCTTCGAAAGAGATGTTGTTATTCTTCATGATGTAATTGTTGAAAAGCTGAGAGGACGAGTTAATAGTGAAGCATCTACCATCGGCCATACCAAGTCGCTGAGACATTTTGTTATTATAAAACTAGAAATTAATTTGTCTATTCGTAATCGTTTTCATCCACGATTCGAAACCCTCCCCCCTGAGCTTTTTTATAAAAGGTTCACATTTGTACCCCAAATAAATATCAAAAACGTCTGTTTCCTGCGTTCGAGAAACCCTAATCTCGGGATTCTCATTTATATGCTGGTTAATGATATTGTATGCGAAAGCAATCTCTTTGAGGGTTTCCGCCCCCGTGATGATGATCTTCCCTGTACTGAAGATGCTACACGTAATCTCCTTCATATCGTGAGATGGTTTGAACTTTATTTTAACTGCTGAGTATCTATCCGGTTCAAAAGACATCTTGAATATATCGTCATACTCTTCAAACCAGTTTGCAACCTTAATGAGATTCACATTGTAGTTAAGACTGAAGTTGGAATTGATCATCACAACACGAAATGTATCATTTGAAATCTTGATATCCATACCCAAAAATACCCTGAAGATATAGGCGAGTTGTGTAATGATACGTTTACAATCGAAGAGGTCGCAGCACCCTGCAACTTGGACACTTCCATTGGGAAACACTTTTACAGATTTAGTACTATACGTGTCGTGATACGTTAGGGTGACCTGATTGTAAAAAGTGGTGGGTTTCAATTTCCATTCAAATCCATCGGTATTCGTTCCCTCGCGTCGCATCTTATAAGATCCAATTCTTTCAAAGGTTTCACGAAGTTTTTTAATATCAACCGACTGGATAAAGCTGGAAACCATTGTGATCGTCGTAATCTTGATCCATGAAGGTCTAGTCTCATCGGGTAAAGCTTTTCGCATATCATCGAGTGTTAGGAGATACGAAAAGCTATTATTGGCAATTGAGGAATACATTTAGGAACATACTTTTCTATATATGTGTGTCTCACTTAGGTGTTTAAAGAAAACAATCGTCGAATGATTATATGACTTCCTTTATCAAATTTGCGAAACATGTACATGATATTGAATCTGATATCTCATACGTCGAGGTCATTTATGATCGTTACGTAAATGGTAAAGGGTACGAAACCTATAATGACTACATCAACACCGAACCCCTCGCAGACTGGGTAACACTCGAGTCCCAAAAGCGATCAATTCCTTATGTAAAATTCCTTGATGTGATGGTCAAAAAAACGATAGAGGTTCGTCAACGTATGATTGAGCTCACACTTGAAAATATTCTTTTATATGAACAACCTGATCGAGTATACATTCGTCTCGTACACGCCATTAAAATTATTGATCCAACATTCCAACCACCCCGCATAAATAGGGAGAGTACTTGGCAGATGGAGCTTGCAAAAAAGATATGTAAAAAATATCTACCACACGCTATAGAGATGTGTGCTAAAAAATCACGACTTGAATACTTTCTCAACGTCTTGCGTACAATAGAGCGAGAACAATGAGAAGAGTAATCAAAAAGATCCAGAAATAAGATACACTTTTATTTGAAACACCAACAGTCAAAGGTTTCCTATCCCGTGTGAAACCATAATCTATATTCCTTCGTGGATGAATATCTTTCTCAATAAGACACGGTTTAGTTTCTTCTTTACATAAACCAGTCTTACAAAATACACTCTTCTCGGTGGGTGGAGCCTGAATAGAAGGTTTCACTTCAACAAAATCTTTAGAATTACCCGTCTGTCGCAGACTCCCAGGGAGGGAGAAATCATGTGTGACAAATGGGTTCACATCATTGATAGCATCTTCATCGTTGAGCATGTACACACTCATCGCTGTTACTACTAGTTCAGATTATAATTTTTATGCTTCATTTTATACCGATGTTCTTCCCACATTTTATCCAAATCAACATTTAACATATGTGCGAGTTGGAAGAGATAACTAAAAACATCACCCATTTCCATCATGACATCAGTGCCTCGCTCCTTCTTGAGGTTGGTCTTCTTGAATGTTTTCTTATACTGCCTGATAGCTGACGCGAGTTCACCAAATTCTTCAGTCAGGAGAAGCCATACTGTATCTACAGCGGCTCGATCCCACCCCTTCGATCTACACACTTTCTCGGTTTCTGTCTTATAATAATTGAGACTCATCACTTATGTTTACCTGGTTCATACTCTTTAATTGATACCGATCTTGTAATTGAAGTCCAACTTCTTTCCCGTCGTACTTGTATTTATAGGTTGATCGAGGGGGACACTGATGGTATCGATTTCTTTCGCATATGCGATGTACTGGGATACACCAGTTTGGATCTGAGATAAAGCGGTCTCGATAACCCGGGTGTTGATGAATTTAACTTGCTCATTCACTTTGATGTGATGATCACCAGCACTGTTGATGAATACCATTCGCATGATACCATAGAGATCATCGGGGTTTTGGTAATCGATGGCGATACCAGTCTTATCCTTGAATGTTTGACGAATGCCACGCTGAATCAAATTTTTGTTAAATTTTGAAAAGAAGAGAGAGTTCAGTGGGGTCTCACACTGTTGAATCGAATCAAGATGGAGGTTATCACACATTTAATATAGTCGCCGAAAAAAATTGTGTGTAAATAGTAAATGCTGAACTTCGCTGACTTTAATGAAGTGTATGCCAACAAGCCCCCAACGTTTGAGGAAATTCCATGCAAACCCCCAGCCTGCTTCGTTGGTTCTTACCCCCCAGTGGCAAAAGCTGGTGAGCCTGGTCCTTTTTTCGTGAACACCTATCTTCTCCAACCCAACCGAAAGTTTGAGACTTTTGGAACAGTTCCCGTGAGGAGCGCTGATCTCAGGTGCAAGAAGTAAGTTAAAAATAAAAGTGGAACACTAGATATATGAGGGTCATTAAACGCTCAGGTCGTATTGAGGATATGAAATTTGATAACGTCACCAATAGGATCAAGAATTTAACGTACGGACTCTCAGAAAAATGTGACTCTTCTAAGGTTGCACAGCAGGTATTTTCTTCTATGTACGATAACATTACCGCACAGGAGATCGACACCCTCTCCGCTGAAATTTGTGTTGGTATGATCACTTCCGAACCAGATTACGAGGTTCTCGCCACCCGTATTATCGCGAGTAACATCCACAAGGTCTGCCCCAACAATTTTCATCTCGCCATGAAGAAGCTCCAGAAGGCTGGTGTCGTCACCGACGAAGTTGTCGAAGTTGCTCAACAGGTCAAGGATGAGATCAAGAGTGACCGAGACTTCGATTTTGGGTACTTTGGTATCAAGACTCTCGAGAAGGGGTATCTTCAACGCGTTGAAGGGAAATTGATCGAGACACCACAGTACCTATTCATGCGCGTCTCCATTGGTATTCACGGGAAGGATATTCCCTCTGTACTCGACACATATGATAAGATGTCAAGTGGTTTATTCATTCACGCTACCCCAACTCTATTTAACGCTGGTACACCTCGACCTCAGATGTCTTCTTGCTTTCTCATCGCGAACAAGGGGGACTCTATCGATGGTATCTATGGAACCCTGACAGAATGTGCACAAATTAGTAAATGGGCTGGGGGTATCGGGATGCATATTCATGATATCCGAGCGAATAAGTCTCACATTCGGGGAACCAATGGTCAGTCGGATGGTATCATCCCAATGCTTCGAGTGTTCAACGCCACGGCGCGATACGTGAACCAGGCTGGTCGTCGCAAAGGTTCGATCGCAGTGTACGTGGAACCGTGGCACGCCGACATC